GGGAGGTCATCACAGCGGTCAACGCCGCTGCTATGCTGAGCAAGCTGCTGCAAGTCTCGGCTGGTGCTGCGCTCACGGACACCAAAGAGGTGGTGGAGTTCGATGCCAGCCCACGGCTGGGTGTGCTGGAGGAAATTCTGGAGGAGACATCGCGCAAGGTCATCGTCTTTGCGTTGTTCCGCGCCAGCATCGAGACCATCCAGAAGCACCTGACATCCAAGGGTATCAGCAACGAGTGCATCCACGGCGGCGTATCAGCAAGCAAGCGCGGCGACATCATCCACCGCTTCCAAACCGACCCCGACCCAAGGGTGCTGGTCATGCAGCCTGCGGCCACAGCGCACGGCATTACGCTGACTGCTGCCGACACCGTGGTGTTCTACGGCCCGTTGATGAGCGTGGAGCAGTACATCCAGTGTATTGCCCGTGCCGACCGCAAGGGACAGGACTCCGACAAGGTGACCGTCTTCCACATCCAGAGTTCTCCGGTGGAGGCCAAGATGTTTAAAGCCCTCGGAGCGAAAGTGAGCGATAGCTCACTTCTGACTGAGATGTTTACCCTTGAAATAAATTCTTGAAAGGGGGTTGCGCCAAGAAAAAACCCATGTAAACTGTCCAACGCTTGACAAAAACATTAGGAGAAAGCAATGACTGAAACCGCCGAAGAAGCATCGGAAGTTGAGGTAATCCCCCTCGACAAACTGGTTGCCATTCACGCCAAGATCAAGGCCAAGCAAGCCAAGCTCGACAAGGAGCTGGCCGAGCTTGAAGAACAGCGCGAAGAAATTCGCCTTGCAATCAAAGACCAGATGAAGGCCCTCGGCCTGACATCGGTCAGGACTTCCTCTGGAACCGTGTCGTTGATGAAGTCGACGCGCTACAACACACAGGACTGGGACTCGTTCAAAGCATTCGTGCTTGAGCATCAAGTCGTAGACCTGTTGGAGAAGCGCATCGCCCAAACCAACATGGCACAGTTCTTGGAAGAAAACCCCGGCGTTGTACCGCCGGGTTTGAACTCAGTCACTGGGTTCGACATTCGTGTAACACCAATCCGAAAGTAACGCAATCATGAGCAACATTACGCTTTTCAATTCGTCCAACGTCCCCGCATTCGCTCGTAACAACGAGTTGTCTGAAACAGCCAAGGCCCTGACGGGCGGCGGTGCTGGTGTATCCACCAAGCGCATCTCCATCAAAGGCGGCGTGTTCCGTCTGGTGGCAGGTGGCAAGGAAGTAGCCGCCATCGACGATCGCCACCTTGACGTCATCATCGTCCGCGCTGCCCCCAAGGTCAGCCGCATCTTCTACGCTGGCGCTTACAACGCTGACGCGATCGTGCGCCCTGACTGCTGGAGCAACGACGGTGAGAAACCTGACGCCAGCATCGCTGCTCCACAGAGCAAGACCTGCATGGGTTGCCCACAGAACGAAGCCGGTTCCGGTAACGGCAACAGCCGTGCCTGCCGCTTCCAACAGCGCCTTGCTGTTGTGCTGGCCAACAACCCTGAAGGCGATGTCCTGCAACTGACACTCCCTGCTACCAGCATCTTCGGTAAGGAAGAAGGCGATAAGCGTCCCCTGCAAGCCTACGCTCGCTTCTTGGCAGCGCAGACACCTCCGGTTAACCCCGAGCAGATCGTCACGCGCATGAAGTTCGACACCAAGGCTGAGTCTCCCAAGCTGTTCTTCGCGCCTACGCGCTGGCTGACAGACGACGAGTACCCAATCGCTGTGACCCAAGGCGAATCCGACGAGGCCAAGAAGGCTGTGACCCTCACCGTGGCGCAAGCTGACGGCGTGAAGGCTGCGCCGATGAACATCGCTGGTGCTGCCCCCAAGGCCGCTGCTAAGCCAGCGCCTGTGGTTGAGGAGGAAGACGACGAGCCAGCACCCGCTCCGAAAGCTGCCAAGGCCAAAGCTGCGCCCGTGGCCGATGCTGACGACGAACCGGAAGTGCGCAAGGAGACAGCCAAGGCTGCCGCCGTGCCCGCCAAGAAGTCCAAGCTGGCTGACATCGTGTCCGACTGGGACGACGAGTAAAAAGAATCGGGGGGAAAGCGGATGCTGTACCACTGGGGGTTCCCGGTGGACCGGACCACAGACGCAGCGAGTACCCCCACCTAAACAACATGGCCTACTCACAAAAAATCATTGATGACGTGATGAAGACTCCCAAGTCTCTGGGCAACCAGCTTGGGCGTTGGGCTATCCACTTGGATTTCCCCGTCACCAAAATCGCCTACGCCCTTGGCGTCACACGACAGACCGTCTACAACTGGTTCAACGGATCAGAAGTCTTTGTCGCGTACCGTCACCGCGTGGAAACCCTCTTAACAATAATGCAGTCATCCAACACAGCGGATGAGGCGTGGAGAAGAATATGTCACGAGTACAACCTCAAACCTTGAGCAACCGCGAACTGATCTTGGCCTGTGAGAACGAGTGGACTATGGGCGGCTTGCCCAGCGAATTGCAGCTTGAGTTGTTCAACCGCGTTCGTGACCTTGCTCTGCTTGATGTACCTCCCGCCAAAGACCCACGCCAGTTAGAGTTGCCCCTGTAACCCATTCCCGAAGGACCTTCATGACTCCGCTCGATTTGATGGCGGCGGTTCTGCCGTCTCCGGGTAATGGCTATTACTGCGCGGTAGAACTTACAAAGAAAAAACAACACGTCTACGGACAGACACTGGAGGAGATCATGCCCACCGTCGAGCAGTGGGCGAAAGCGGGATACGACACTTACTTTGCACTGGGCACGTTCGGCACGGACAAGGACCGCACCAAGGACAACATGCACGCCAGCCAAGTGCTGGCCGTGGACCTCGACTGCAACCACCCCAAGGACATCCCCCAGCCCGACAAAGAGACGGGCGAGCTGGTCATCAAGCCCAAGGCATATCCGAGCGCCAAAGCTGCTGCGCAGGCGCTGCACAAGTTCTGTGAGGACACAGGGCTGGCTGACCTCGGTGACCCGTGGCTGGTTCACTCTGGCGGTGGCATCCATGCCTACTGGCCGCTGGACGAGATGCTGTTCAAAGAGGACTGGTATCCGCTGGCCAAGCGCTTCAAAGAGATGTGCATCAAGCACGGGCTGGCCATCGACACTGCGGTCACAGGCGATGCTTCCCGAGTCTTACGCGTACCTGACTCCACCAACACAGGCGTGAAGAACGGCAAGGCTGTACGCGAAGCCACACGTGTGCGCAGCATGGCCGAGGGCAACAAGTTTGCCGTGGCCGACATTGAGGCCATCCTGACAGCGCAAGGGTTCGGTCCAGACTTTGTGAAGAAGGCCCCCAGCCCATCGCTGGCGCTGCCGGGGCACAGGCCAACGGGTGTCAGTACTCCTTCCACGTTGACAGCCATCGCGCAAAACAGCGTGACGTTGTTCAAGAAAATTCTGGTCAAAACCAAAAACGGCTCGGGCTGCGCTCAGCTTGAGAACTACGTGGAGAACGCATCGGACGATGGCATGGAGCCGATCTGGCGCGGGGTGCTCAGTTGGGCCAAGGTCTGCGCAGACGGAGAGAAAGCCGCCGAGTGGTTGAGCGACCTGCACCCCTACTCCCACGAGCGCATGCACCAGAAGCTGGCCGAGATCAAAGGCCCGTACTCCTGCGCTGCCATGGACGACATGAACCCCGGCGTGTGCCGCAAGTGCCAGCACTGGGGCAAGATCACCAACCCACTCATGTGGGGCAGGGAAATGTCAGTGGTCACTAACGAGACCACGATCGAGGTGAAGAACAGTGCAGCGGCCGATGCCGATACTGTGGAGATTGCGCAGCCTGAGCCACCAAAAGGGTACGCCTACGGTGAGCGCGGCGGTGTGTTCTTGGAGCGGGAAGAGGAAGACGCTGACGGCAACCCCATCAAGAAGCGCGTGCTGCTGTGCGCCAACACGATTTTCCCCGTGGACATCCTGAACAACAACGGTAGCCACGAGGTTCACTTCTGTGTTGTAAAAAACAAACAGCTGCACGAGGTGCTGGTGCCGCAAAAGTGCATGGCCAGCAAGGACGAGACGATCAAGCACTTGGCCAACCAGAACGTCATGGCCTCATTCGGCTCGGGCAACGACCAGAACTTCTTTGCCTACATCCGCGCCAGCGTGGAGAAGATCAGCATTGAGAAGAACCCCATCAAGATGCCTCCCAGCTACGGCTGGCAGGAAGACGACAGCTTTGTGTTTGCAAGCCGCGTGTACAGCGCAAACCGCCCACCAGTGATGGTGCCCATGTCCGAGTTGCAAAACATTGTGGCCAGCACCAAACCTACTGGCTCGCTGGACGCTTGGAGAAACGTCATCAACATGATGGTGCGGCGCAAGATGTGGGATCAGTTGGCCATCGTGCTGGCTGGCGCTGCCGCTCCCTTGATGCGCTTCACAGGTCTGCTCGGCATGACGGTGCACGTGGCCTCGACCGAGTCCGGCACGGGCAAGTCGCTGTCGCTCGACGCAGCAGCGTCCATCTGGGGCCATCCGATCCACTACCGCACAGGCTCGGGTACATCACCTGTTGCCATGCAGCAACGCCTTGGACACCTGCGCAGCCTGCCGCTCATCACGGACGAGATCACCACAAACAACCGCAAGGACTTTGAGTGGTTCCCTGCCTTCTTGTTCAGTATGAGCGAAGGGCGCGGCAAAGAACGTATGGAGTCGGGCACCAACAAGGAGCGCCTGAACCTGTCCACATGGGCCACGCTGGCGCTGATGTCCTCCAACCGCCCTGCCGTTGACTACATGACGGGCGAGCGCAAGCACTCCTCCGAGGGTGAGCTGCGCCGCATGATCGAGTTCAACATGGACGTGAAGCTGGAGTGGACGCAAGAAGAGATCGAGATCATCAAGTCACTGCCGTCGAACTTTGCCGTAGCCGGGGAAGTCTTGGCGCAGTATCTGGTGGACAACATCGGCATGCTGCGTGAACTGGTGCCCGAGTGCGTGCGCCGTATGTACACCGAGTACAAGGCCCCCAACGACGAGCGGTACTGGATGGCAGGTGTGGGCGCAATCGTGGCAGCAGGTTTGATTCTGAGCGACAAGTACGCAGGCATCGTCAACATCCCCTTGCAGGAGATCATCGAGTCGTACCGCCGCCAGATCGACCACCAGCGCCAGTGCATCAAGGGCGGCAAGCGCACAGCCGAGGACGTGCTCAACTCGTACACGCAGGAGTTCCAAGGCAAGTTCGTCATCGTCAAGTACGGTGAGAAGGCCAGCCCTGCTGCCATGTTCGGTGACGGCACAACGGTGGGCAGAACGACAACGCGCCAAGAGATCATGGGCCGGGTCGAGCACGGCGTCAATCCGGGCTACGTGGACTACTACATCGAAGAGCGCTTGCTGCGTGCGTACTGCTCCAACATGAGCTTCAGCTATGCTACGTTCAAGAAAGAGATCGCGCAGTCGTTCATCGTGCAGCAGGTGGCCAAGAAGGACATGACCGCCAAGACGGACGGCCCACCGATGCGCGTGGCAACACTGCGCCTGAGCGCGAACATGAGCACACTCGATGACACGGTACTCCAGAGTATTCCCATGGTTACGGGTTGAGCGGGGGCAGGGGTTTTTCGTCCCCTGCCTCGACACCGAGAAGGTGCGCAGCACAGGCCTCAATGAAGCGCTGCGCTGCCGTATCTTCGACGCCAAAGCCTACCCCGCCGTCCACAAGGGACT